TTCATGCCGCGCCCGATAAGGACCGCCTGGCCCTGGCCATGATTCAGGCCCGCCTCGATTTTCTGCGCTCGCTCAGCAACTGGTGGATATTCAAAAACGGCTGGTCCGCCCGGATCGCCGCGCTGCGTGCCGAGGTGCAGTCGTGACCTTCGCCTACGATGCCTTCGCCGCCTGTTTTGATCCGGCCATGCCCGGCGTGGTGCAGGCGACCTGGGGCAGTGGCTCCAGCGCCCATGTGCAATTCTTCGCCGATCCGGTATTGGATGCCGATGGCATTCACGCCATCCAGCGGCGGGCCTATCTGATCCAAGGGCTAGCCACGGCCATCGGCAGCCTGGGCCGCGGCGATACCGTCACCCTGGGCGGCCAGGCCTACCGCTGCGTCACCACCCCGCTCAACGATGGCTTTGGCGTGGTCACCCTTCACCTGGAGCCGGCTGCCACCTCATGATTTACGCCGCTGACATCATCGCCCGCCTGCAAGAGCAAGCTACCGCCCTCGCCACGGTGGAAGATACCGCGCGGGTGGAGCCCATCGAGCGCGATGCCGCCGATCTGCCCTGCGCCTCGGTGCACATGGTCAGCGACACCCCCGGTTTCTTGGCCCTGTCCGGCCAAGGGCGCCAGTACCGGCGCCGCTATGAGATCCGCATCACCGCCGCGGATGATGCCTCCCTGCACACCGCCCGCGCCGCTATCCATCACAGTCTGTTGGAAGCGTGGACGGTGGGCGAGGACGCCTGGGCCGAATACTTTGGCGCCCAGCAGCCGGCTAATTACATTCGCTGGGTCGGCGGCGAGATGGTCGCCATCGCTACTGGCGCCCTGCAATGGCGCGACCTGTTCGACCTGCAATTATGCGACTACCCACCCAGTGAATAGCGCACCACCCCCCCCTAACTCCATGAGGATATGACGATGGCACTCGGCACTTGCGTTGACTTGATTGTTGCCAAAGGGACGAAAATCTCGATTGGCTCCACTGTCCTTGGTGGCGGTGGCTTGGCTTATACCGAAATCGGGATGATCGAATCGTTCGGCGATTTCGGCCCTGATGCGTCGGTTGGCTCTTTCACCCCAATCGGCACCGGCATCGCCGGTAAATACCTCGGCACCACCGATAACGGCGAGCTGGCACTAACCATTGCCAAGACCACCACCGACTCCGGCCTGACGGCATTGATCGCCGCCAGTAAGATCAATACGCCACTGGCTTACCAAATCGTGCTGTCGGATACCGGCGCGGACACCTACACCTTCAATGGCCTGTGCCGTTCAGTGCGGGTCAATGTCGGCAGCGGCGATGATGTCGTTAAGATCAACTGCGCCATCGCCTTGACCGGCGCCCTGACCGAAACCCCCTAATCTAATCTGAGGAACCTACAATGCCACTCGGTACAGTCCAAGACCTGATTGCCAGCAAGGGCACAAAACTCTTTTTGTGCGAAGCGCAACCCACCATGACCGGCGTGGAGGTCACTGATCTCGCCGCCTTCGATGCCTTGACGTGGATCGAGGTCGGTATGATCGAATCCATCGGCGAATTCGGTCCGGAAAAAAGCCTCGGCACCTTCACGCCGCTCGGCACCGGCGTCGCCTGCAAATTCGCCGGCACCACGGACAACGGGGAACTGAGTCTATCCATCGCCAAGACCATGACGGACGAAGGCTTGCTTGACTTGATTGCCCTGCAAGGCGTGGCGAGCGAGACCGCCTTCAAGGTGCAGTTGTCCGCCGTGGGCACCACCACGGGCGGGCATACGACGCCCGCGAAATATCAGCGCTACTGCTTCAACGGCTTGGTGCGCTCGGCGCGTATCACCGTGGGCACCGGCGATGATGTGGTCAAAGTGTCCGTGGCCATCCCGGTCACCGGCGACATCCTGGAAGGCGCCAAAGCGAACTCAGCGGCTTAACCCTTAGCGGCCCATCCCGCACCGGCGGGCCCGCCGGTTTTTTCCATGCACCCATAAAAGAGACCTACCATGTCCCTCAAGAACATCACCCTCGGCCATACCGCCTCCCTGCATCTGCGCCATCCCGGCACCGATGCCCTGCTCTATTGCGATGACAAGACGCCCATGACCATTGACTTGGTGGGCGAGCACTCGGAGGAATACAAGGCGGTGACCCGCCGCTGGCAGAATGAAACCCTGCGCCGCCCTGGCCGCAAGCTCAGCGCCGAGCAAATTGACGAGCGGTCCTTGGACTTGCTGGTCGCGGTCACCAAGGGCTGGCACCTGCAATGGGATGAAGGGATGCTGACCTTCTCGCCGCAGCAAGCGCGGGAGCTTTACGGCGACCGTGAACATGGCTGGATCAAATCCCAAGTGGAAGCCTACGTTTTTGAGCAGGCCAACTTCTTGGGGGAATCGTAGAGGGGCTGGTGTTATGGGCGCAGCATCACGCCTGGCTGACGGCGCCCCGCGAGCGCCAGGCGCCGAAGGGCGGGGGCGAGGCGCCGCCCGCCACCAGCCGCGCTACGGAATGGGAAATCGACCTGGCATCAGCGGCCATGCCGCCCCTGGTGGGCGGTGACTGGCTACTCTCCTGGTTGTTCGAGGCGGGGCCCCTGGCCAGTGACGGCATGGGCGCCCGCGGCCTGTCCTGGCCCGAGCTGGCGGCCTGGGAGACCTGCACCCGGCCCCTGGCTACCCCCTGGGAACTGGCCGTCGTGCATCGCCTGAGCGGGGCCTACGCCAACGCCTGGCACGCCGCCACCAAGCCAGATTGCAAGGCCTATTGGCTGAACGAGGAACTGGCGCAAGCCAATGCCGCCCGCAGTGATGCGGTTGGGCAGCAACTGAAGTCGGTCTTGAGCGCCCTGGCCAAGCGCGGCACCCCTAAGCCCAACCCCCCCGCATAGCGAGTACGCCCATGGCCGGACTGTCAGATTTGAGGATTCGCATCACGGCGGACGGTACCCAAGCCACCCGCGCCATGCAGCAGGTCGGCACCGGCATGGGGCGGTTGCGGGAAGAGTCCACCCGCACCGAGCGGGCCATGACGGCTCTGCGCGGGGCCTTCACCGGCTTTGCCGCCCAAGTCGCCGGCGCCCTGGGGCTGGCGACCATCGCCCGGAGTTTTGTCACCACCGCCGTGGAGATGGACAAACTCAACCGGGGCCTGATCGCCGTTACCGGCTCCAGCAAGTCCGCCGCTGCCGAGATGGCCTACATCACCGCCACGGCCAATCAGATGGGCCTCAAGGTGCAGGACGCCGCCGGGGCCTATCTCAGTCTATCCGCCGCGGCCAAGGGCACCGCTTTGCAAGGCCAGGGCGCCAAGGATATTTTTGAGGCGATCTCCCTGGCCATGGGCAAGCTGGGCAAATCATCCGCCGATACCAGTGGCGCCCTGCTGGCGGTCGAGCAAATGATCAGCAAGGGCAAGGTGTCCGCCGAGGAGCTGCGCGGGCAACTGGGTGAGCGATTGCCGGGTGCTTTCAAAGCCGCTGCTGATGCCATGGGCGTGACCACCGCCGAGCTGGATGAGATGCTCAAGAAGGGCGAGGTCGTCGCCGAAGACCTATTGCCCAAGATGGCCCGCGAGCTGAATAAACTCTACGACGATGGCACCCGCATCGGCGGCCTGACGGCATCCTGGAATCGCCTGATGAATGCCATCGACTCGGTTTATCTGGCGCTGGATAAGCTGATGGGCCTGACGCCGAGGCTGGAGGCTTTCGTGAATCGCGTCGGCCAAGCGCTGGCCAATTCCGCCAATTTGATCAGCGGCGAAGGCTTTCAGAACTTTGCCTCCGAAACTGACCGTTTTAACTTTCTGGTCGGCGAGCGCATGCGGCTGATGGATGAATACCTGGCCGCTCAAAAGCGCCTGGAAGATCGCTCCGGCCGCGGGGGGCTGCTGGAGTGGCTGGGCGTGGGCGAGGATCAGGCCGGGATGCAGTTGCAATCCTTGGCCAATGAACTGGGCGTGGTCGAAACCAAGATCGCCCAGATGCAGGCCGGCAATGTGGAATTGGCCAAGTCATCCGCCGCCGCCGCCGCTGCCAGCAACCAGCAAAAGGAAGCCGCGCAAGACCTGGGCGAGGTCCTGGAAGGCGAGGCCAAAGTCGTCCGCGATCTGGAAAACGCCTATGGCCTTTATGCCGGGCAGTTGGATGCCGTGTGGCAGATGGAGTCTAGCCGCGGCAAAACGGCGGGGGTGGATTCGGAGCGCATGGTCAAAGACCTGGCGGCGGGCGCCGGCCACATGGCCAAGATCGTCGGCGAGTTTCAAATGGCTGAAAGTACCGCCCGCGGGTTGGGCGTCAGCATGCAGGACTTTAACGGCCAGGCGGAAGGTGCCGCCAAGTATTTGGCTGAAGCCGCCAAGAAGGGCCTGACCCTGTGGGAACAATTTGCCTACTACCACGGCGGGCCTAATCAAAAGGCATGGGGCGAGCGCACCCGCGCCTACGCCGATGCGGCAGTTAAGATTGTCGAGCAAGCCAATAAGGCGATGGGCGATCTTGGCTCCGGCACCGGCAAGGCGATTGAAGCCAGCCAAGAAGCGGCCTCCCGCGCCCTGCAACAACTGGCCGGCGATGTGCAGCAACTGGAAGACCGCTACCTGCCCGCCGAAGCAGCCGCCCGCCGCTTTGCCGAGGCGCAGCTTATCCTGGCTCAAGCCGTCGAGAAAGGCTGGACCAGCCAGGAGAAGGCCACCGCCATCCTCGCCGCCATGAAGGAAGAGATGGCCGCGACCGGCGAGCAAGCCACCAAGGAAGCATCCGCCTTCGCCAAAGCCTGGGAGCGGGCCGTCGAGCGCATCGATGACATCTTCGCCGATATGTGGAAATCCCTCATCACCGGCTCGGGTAACGCCTTCGAGAAAGTGAAGGACATGCTGCTCAACTGGCTGGCCGAGATGGCTCACGCCTTGCTCACGCGCCCGCTGACGGTCGCCATCTCCACCGCCATGCTACCGGGCGCCGCCAGTGCCCAGGGCGCCGCTGGCAGCCTGCTGGGCGGCTCTGGTGGCGGCCTTGGCGGCATGATGCAGACCCTCGGCGGCTTGGGCAAGGGCATCCAGTCCATCTTTAGCGGGGCGGCTTTCACCGGTATCACCGGCGGCTTTACCACCGCTCTGAACGTCATGGGCGCCACGGGTGGCGGCTATTTCGCCAGCATGGGCACCCTCTTCACCGCCGCTGGCTCCGCCTTTGGCTCTGGTGCCGGCGCGGCTGCTATTGGCATGATCGCCCCCTATGCCCTGCCGGTGATTGCGGCCGTCGCCGCCATCGCCACCATCATGAAGAAATCCGAAACCCCGCCGCGTGCCGCCTGGGACGTGGGGCCGCCGCGTGCCTGGGAGGATGGCGTTTACTCTCGCTCCAAAGGGCTGGGAGTAGACTTCGGTTTTGGTGGCAAGTCGCACAAGGTGGACGCCAACGAATACAAGGGCGCCTTTGATGCCATGGCCGAAATGGCCGATGCCCTCGCCGAATTCTACGGCAAGGCCGTCGCCGACCAGGTCCGCGACATGATCAACTCCAACACCCATGTCGATGGCGGCAAGGGGCTGCGCTGGAACAACAAAACCTTTAACTTCGACCAGGCGTTTGACGTGATCTTCACCGAGATCCTGAATTTTGGCGCCAAGACCGGCGACGTGATGGCCAAGGCCCTGCGCGACGAGGCGGGCGACCTCGCCGCCGATGCCGAGAAGGCCGCCGAGCAGATCGGGGCCGCCATGAAT